CCAGAGCTCTTTTTTCTTAGTAAAGTCCGTGCTTTTTGCAGTAGGACGCATATTGCAAGCCCTCCTTGTCTGCTTCGCGCATGATTTCTGACAGTGTGAGCTTTTTAGCCTTTTCTTCCGTCGTTGGCATGTTACGCGGTACGGTGTCTCGACATTTATCGCAGTATAATCTTTTTGACGGAACCTGGTACATCATACCGCCGCATTTTTTGCAAGCCTTATCTACTCTGCGAAGTCCGCCCATAAATATCACACCTCCTCAGAACGACAGAAGTCCGTGTAATAAACCAGGTCGTAATCCAGCGGATGGTTGTTCCAGTCGTAGTTCTGCTCGTAATCAGCAATCTCATCACGCTTGTCGAGTTCGCGGCAAATATCATCGTTGTGCTCATAGAACCATTCCAGCGGAAGGTCGAACTTGTCGCACAGTTCCGGAATATCAAAGGCCCAGCAGCCATAGTTGGTGTTCTGTGTACCCTCCGAAACCATGTAATCGACGATCTCTTTTACTTTTTCTCTGCTCATAATCCTTACTCCTTCTGTTGTTCAATTATCAGGCTCTCTGGCCCGGTTGTGAGTCATGCGGGAATCGAACCCACCGTACAGCCCATACTAATGACTCAAATAAAAGAGCCCCAGATTTCTCCAGGGCTCTCATGTGCTTATTCTTCAGGTGTACAATAGTCAACGTCGAGATGCGCTTTGCCTTCACTATCCGTATAGGTGACGAATTTTCTCGGCTGATGGAACATCTTCTCGTACTTCTCGACGAACTCCGGCAAAAGCTCACCGAAATCATCCTCCGTGAGGCCTACAATCAGGAATGTTCCAACGATAATATCAATGGGGATACCATAAGGGCCGTCGAGCGTCCGGTTGAGTTTCTCCATGCAATCATCATGCAGCTTTCCTTCTTCGTTGCAAATCAATGCCACCTCATCGTCCCACGGGTAAACAGCCTGAATCGGGCCTTCCACCTCTTTCTGGAGCGATTCCAGAGAGCAGTCAATGTCGATCACTTCAGGGTAATGCTTTGGGCGAACCCTCAGAACTTTTATACTGTCAACCTCCCAAATTGCACATCAAAAATATAAATCGAGCTGTTTCCTTAGAGCCGCCATTTGCGACGTGGGCACTCACCGACTGGGCATTCGACCAGGGACTGACTCCAGCACTCGAAATATCATTGATTAGTAACCAAAGCAGCTATACTTACGAGCCTCTTTCGCCCGTGCTTCGACGACATCCCGAGCCACATAGTTCAGGTTGATGGTGTAACTGGGAATGCCGTAAGTCTTTGCGGCCTGGTTCTCGATTGCACAACCACGGTACGCTTTCTCTTCATCGTAGATCCCGATAAAGTAATCGGCCTCCGACAGCATCTTAATGCTTTCGCCGAGACACCAAAGTGCCTGGTTCATGCCACTCGGAGGATCAGGAATATAGGTCTGGATCACCTCCAGCTCCTCGCCAAACACAGCCTCAGCAATATGGTGCATCTGCTCCATGGTTGCCCGGATCTGCGTTTCAGTGCGGCCTTTCATCGGTGCGCTGATAAACAGTTTCTTCATATGCTTCACCTCAGAACGGAATTTCGGTGTGGTCGCTCGGCTCTGCCATGTCTGCTTCAGGATCTGCAAACCGGGCATAGCGCTCTGCATACGGATCAGCATCCGCATCCTGCTCAACATACATCACATCCGCATACAGGCTGTACTCGCCGGGTGCATTCCGCTTCTCGACAAGGTTTGCCTGGAGACAGACGTTTTTGACCCGGATAAAGTCCAGCTGACTGATCGTGTCCATGTTGCAGAGCAGGCGCTTGCCGGAAGTGGTGACCCAGTAGATATGCGGGGGCCACTTGGAATCCATGTTGATCGTCACCGGCACGAAGTAGGTCGGAACGAACGGCTCGTCGTAGGTACGCTCGGGATTCGGATTGGTCTGACGAACCTTCACGCCGAGATCCATGAGGTGATTCACCAGCTCCATGGTGGGAATGACAACGTTGACGCGGCGCTTGTCCGAGCCAAAGCGATCACGGCTGGGATCACCGCTGAAGTTGGTGGTGAAGATGAAACGGGTATCGTCAATATTGACTTTCTGGCGCTTGGTGTACATAAATATCAGTCTCCTTTTTACTTGTTGATTTCATTTTCCAGAATTTTCAGATCTGCCACGAGTGCTGTCAGGTGGAGAAGCGCACCAGACTGATCGTTGCTTTTGGCAGCGCTGAGGAACTTCTCGAAATCCTTATTTGCCTCCGAACTATACTTTTTCAGCACATCCAGATCGACAGCTTTACCGGCAGCAGGCTTCCCGGGATACTTCTTCCCGCTCTTCTCGACCCAGTGCTGGATTTCCTTGTAATAACTGCCCTTGTTGCCGCCGCAACGCTTTGCGATTGCCATGGCCAGCCCCTTCTCCGGGTCGAAAATATCCTTCTCGCTGCACTTCACAACGGTCTTGGTGCCATCCGACCAGTAAACGATCGTGGCCGGAGGAGCGAAAATTGCATCCTTGATAACTGCTGCATTCATTGCTGCCGCCCCCTTTGCATGTGCTGTGTTCAGCATCGCCCGTGCCTGAGTAATATAGCGGCAATTGTCTACCATCGGGATATGGTAGAAACCGCACTCGCTGATATGGCCGTCATGGTCATTATCAAAGAAAATACTATGTCTGCCAAACTGGAGCTTACGGCCAGTATCCAGAGTCACTTTTGTGCCATATACATCAACACGCACATCGACGATATTGCCAACGAGATACCCGTAGCTATCATAAAGTTTGAATGCCATAAAAATATCACCTCACGTCAAAATTTCTTGCTGCTTCTTCCTGTGCATCACTCCAGGGAAGATCCGGCGCTGTCCAGGGAGCAACACCGTCGTCACCAACGAACCAGTTGAAGTCGCCATACTTGGAGATCTCCTCAACTGCCTCATCGACTTCCCGGTTGAAATATCTTTTGTCGATATCCTCCTGCATCTGGAGCTGGTAGACCGCCTCGCTTTCCAGCCAGCGGTAGTCCTTTGCACCAGTCACAGAAGCGTATTTCCGTTCGCCGGCATCCGTCAGGCCCGCTTCCCGCAGCAGCAGAGCGCCGCCTTTTCCCGGCATGATCGGGCAGAACTGTCCCACGCGACCCACAAAAATATAATTGTGTTCGCCTTCGGGCAGATCCTCGTTCTTGTCGAGATAGATAGCACCCTTGGAAACGGTCTTTGTCTCGCAGAGGTCGGTGAACTCGATCTTCTCTTTGGAGAACAGGGTCTTGAACACATACGGCACCTGGAATTGGGTGCCCGTAGCCGTCCATTCGCCGCCTTCGTCCTTGCAGTCGCCCGGAATATAGCCGTAAAGCGCCTCACAGCGGTCAGCAGTCATATATTTTGCAATATAAACGGCATTGTTCACCAGACACATCCGCTCGTAGGTCGCCTCATGCTCGAATGTATAGCCGTACTTTTTTGCAAAATCCATGCAGTACGCAATGATTTCCGGGGTCGCATCGGGGATCTTGATCGAATCCGTTTTGATGTGCGCGACCTTAAAGCCGCGCTGCTGCACTTCATCCTGCAAAGTGCGCATAAATAAAGCCCCTCGAAGCGCCACAATGTTGTTGGCGTTCTTAGGGTTGCGGAACGGGTTGTCGAAGCTTGCACTGGTCAACCCGTAAACCGAGTTGATGGCGATCTTCAATGCCTGCGCCAGAGCCTTTGCCTGCTGCGGATCATCGAGGTACTTTGCCAGTTTGCCGCCAAAAAGCCCCTTTGCCTTCTCATACTCGCCGTGCTTGACGTAGATTCGTACATCCATCAGGTCGTTGAAATGCTTGGTGTACTCGCCAAAGTAGTTCATGGCAACGGCCGAATGCGGATGCAGCGACGCAACGTCCAGCAAAGCTACGTTCGTGTACATCCCGGGCTCAGCGTAGACATAACCACCCATGCCCAGGTCTGTACCCCGGAACATGTTGTGGTACTTGCCGTCCTCGCCCTTGGCCCATTCGTAACCGGGAAAGGCATTGATGATGTTGCAGTCGGTCAAAATATCAGGCTCGACTTCCACGATCGCATCGGATTTTCCCGTAGCAAGGTCGGTGTAGACCAGCCGGGGATGCTTTTCCTTGCCGAAAATAATGCGTGTTGTCAGCGAGTTTGTCGTGTCGTTCACCGTCATCCCGGCAAGGTCTGCCAGAATCTCTCGCGCCACAAAGTCTGCCTGACGCTTTTTCGAGTAGAACAGGGTCTCGGTCGCGATCACGTCGTTGTCGCAATACTCGGCCACCTTGTCCCACAGGCTCTTCGGCACCGGCTGATCCCACGGAAGTCCCAGCTCCTGATGGTGGATGCCCAGCTCGATCTCAAACTTCTTAAGGCTCTGTTTTTTCGACGAGAAGTCGAAAATATCTGTGTAGGACAGGTTGTACGCCTCACCAAAGAAGCCCGTGTGTTCGTTGATGATCCGGTTGGACAGCGCATAGATCTGCTCCACCGACATCCCGATCATGCGGGCCCAGAGGATATGGTTATCGTACTTGCGGTTGTTGAAGCCGACCAGCCGATACTTTGTCAGGCTCTCGATCTCCTCCGGCGTAGGATTCACCATGCGGTGCACAGGCTCCTGCTTGGCAAACTTCCAGTTCACGAGCAGCAGATTCGGGAACACCTCCACGTCGAAAAATATCAATGGCGTTTCCTCCCCCACAGGGGCCTCCCGCTGAATATCGTCCTTCGACTTGAAGTGCATCTTCGCCACGATCTTCAGGCAGGTGTCCGCCTGGTTCGTGCTGCTGGCGGCAAAGCCCAGGATCGCATTCCGCATGTCGTCCACGTTGTAAACGACATTGCCCTCGTAGGCTTCGTCCATGATGTGCGCAATAAAGTCAATGCTGGGCTTCGTATAGGGGCTGATTTCTTTGGCAAGGGCTTTCTTGATGAGGATACGCAGGTGCCGCTCATCCTGGATCTGCTTTGTATCAACCATTTTCGTTTCTCCCTTCAGTGGCAGGCCGCTGCTGATGGTCGCAACCGGAATATCATTGCATTTCGACAGTTTTCTCCGCAGAGAGGACTTTCCCGTGAACACCTTGACTTCGATGTTCTCGTCGTAGATCCTGCTCAGCTTCGTTGCATCGCCGGCGTAAATATAATGCAGGTGGATTCCCGCACCAGATTTGCTCAGCTCCGCATAGGTCTGGGGCCATTTGGAGGCAGCTTCCAGGTTGCGGTCGAAGCTCTTTTTTCCATCCGGCCCTGGAATATCAAAGTCGATGACAATGTGATTCTCCGGAACTTTCACGTAGTGCAGTCTCGAAGCATCCAGTTCGGCCAATTTTGACTTGACATTCTCCCATTTTCGCATCGGAATGCCATCGTCTGTCGCATACTGTGCAGGGCAGTCCTTGCAAATATCATTGAAGAGAGAATGCTGCTCCTTGAACTCGATCCATGACGTTTCCGGCTCGGCAGTGGGTTCTTCTGCCTTCACAGGTTCGTCAAGGAACTCTTTGAATTTCTCCGCTTTGAAGCCGCTGTAGTAGCTCCGCACCCGCTCGCCATTCACGGTCTCCGCGCGTTCCTTGTACTCCTCGAAGTAGTTCATCAGCTCTTCCCGGAACGCACGGCGTGAGTATGGGTACGCCACCTTTGCCTCGTCATTGTAGGTGTTGTACATCGCCCAGGCCCGCTTCAGGGATACACCGTCCTCCTTCTTGAAAATATAAAAGGAATCCAGCATAAAGTTGTAAAAGTCGTTCGATGCACCCAGCATACGGGTCGGAATATAATCATCGTAGAGATGCTTATTCTGCTCGTATACCTCCTTGCAGTGCCATGCGATGCCCCCCAGCTCAAAGTCTACCTTTGCTACAAGGTCACGGTACTTTTTTGCAGGGATCTTTTCGCCGGTAGGTTCCACATCGATCAGTCGTCGGATCAGGCCCGATTTTGCATCCGTGATCTTAACAGGCTTGTTGGTGCCCAGGAACATGAAACACTTGAACTGGCTGGAATACTGGCTGCGGAACTTCTCGTTCACCAGCATGGTCTCATGGGATACCAGCGAGTTCAACCGGGTGTTGTCCTCGATGCGGGATAGGTCACCGTCGTGCTGGATCGCGATCAGCGGGTTCGATTTGAACGCTTCCAGCGCAAACGCATTGGACGAGGACCCCAGCACCTTGGAGTCGAACACAGACCAGTACCCATCAAAAAGCTTCTGGACGATGTTCAGCACGGTCGATTTACCGCTTCCGGGTGGGCCATAGAGCACGAGGAACTTCTGGATCTTGCGGGAATCGCCGTTCACGATCGCGCCAACCGCCCATTCGATCTTCTTCCGCTCCTCGGGAGAATATAAGGTAGTCATCAGCTCGTCGTAGGCGCTGATGCTCCCCTCCTCCAGAAGATACGGCAGCCGCTTCGACGCATAGCTTTCCTTCTTGACCGGGGTGTTCGCAAATATCAATGTATCGTCAAGGGTGTGGTAGTTGTCCCGCATCTGACGCTGACAGTATTTGTGCCAGTTGTCGATCATCCCGCTCTCCGCGTCCCACATGTGTAGAACACGGTAGCTGTCATTGAAGACCTGCTTGTGTTCCTCCGCGTAAATATCCAGCGCGCGATCGATCATCTGGAGCGCATCCTGTTCGTCCGTGCTCCAAAGCCCCCGCTCTTCCATCCAGACTGCGTAAAAATCAGAACCCCGGATCATCAGGTCTTTCGACTTCTTGATGATGAATTTGGGATAAATTTCGATTGTCCCGCGTTTTCCCGTCCGCGTTGCAATCATCAGGAAAT